CTTCCTCACCGACTCTGGCATTGATATCACTGATTTTGGCACTACCAACCACTCTCACCCCGTTCACAAAACCCTTGAGATTAACCTGCTCTCTGACTGGCACCACAAAGCCACCACCCCCTCCTCCGTCATGTTCATGAAGCCATCCAAGTACAACAAGATGCGCGCCAAAAACGCAAATTTTGTTTCCTCCACGCCTTTCAATTACCGCCTCACCGCAGCCGACTCCGTCCGCTACCCGGTCACCTCCACCTCCCTACCCAACACAGAAACTGTTTTCATGCACGACGCCCTCATGTATTTCTCCCCAGATCAAATCCTCGATTTCTTTCAGCAAGCCCCTCAGGTCCAAAAGCTCTACGCCTCTCTCGTGGTCCCCCCAGAATCCGACTTCACCAACCTCTCTCTCATGCCTGAGCTGTACCGCTTCGAGATCAAAAACGGCCAGCTAACTTACTTCTTAGAAAACAACCCTTCCCTGTCGTATACCCAGCCCATGAGCGCACTCAACTGGCTCAAGACTACCGCCATAACCTCCCCTTCGCTCTCCCTTTCCATCACCCGCCTCGAATCCTGGGGCCCCCTCCATTCCATCCTGATTCAGCGCGGCCTCCCCCCCCTCTTTTCTCATGAAGACTCCATTTCTTTCCGCTCCCCTCTTGCCGTCCTCATCCCCTCTGCCCAAGACCTCAAGCAAGAAGTTCGCCATCGCCTCGTCCCAAAAGCCGTCTATGATGCGCTCTTCCTCTACGTCCGAGCCGTCCGTACCCTCCGCGTCACCGATCCAGCCGGCTTCATCCGCACTCAATCATCAAAGAGCGAGTACTCCTGGGTTTCTTCCGCCGCCTGGGATAATCTTGCCCACTTCGCCCTCTATACCTCCCCGCTCCGCCCTGTCTCCCACTACATGCTTCTGACTTCCCCCTTGCAGCACCTTCGTCATTGGCTCCGCACCAACTCTTTCCGCCTGTTCTCTGCAGGTTGCCTGATCTCCTCTCCCCTCTCCGCCTACACAGCCTACTTAGTCTGCCAAGCCCGCCGTTATCACATCACATCACTGGCCATCTTCGGCCACTGGTTCGTTCAACCCCCAAGCTTCTTCACCCATGCCGCCCCCCGCTTTGCTCTAACCATGTCCATCTCAGCCAAACACCTTCGTGGCCCAACCTTCCTAACCTCGCTTTTCTTGAGATTCTTTTCCTGGACTGCCACCTCACCTAACTTTCCCACTCTCGGCTCAGCTTACCTCCCCACCCCCCTCCCCTTTTTCACGCCCCTCTGGATCGCCCTTGCTGCCCTCGCCCCCGCTTGTTACTGGGCTTACCGAGCCTTCTGCGACAAAGACTCCCCTCAATCTATTCATGATCGTTATGACTGCTACTTCCATCCCAAGCCCTTCACTCTCACTTTCGACCGCCGCCCAGTCAACTTGCTTGCTTCGAAACCTTTCCTCCCCCCAGGAATGCTTGCTTCACCACCTCCCGATCCATCCGTTTCAAACCCTAACTCCTGGGTCGTCTCCATCCCCCTCACGCAGTCCACCGCCCCTCCGCCCCCACCACCTGCCACTCCAGCCGCCACGCAGCCCGCCCCGTCTGGCGCACCCCCCCAGCCCGCTCCAACTCCCTCTTCTGCTGCCCCCCCGCCCCCACAAGCTGATCCCCTAACTAATCCAGATGCCTTCATCCCCCCGCCTTCAAGCACTCAGACTCAAGCTCCGCCTGACTCTCAGCCACCCTCTCCGAGTCCTCCATCGCCCTCCGCTTCTCGCCCACCCTCTCCAGCCCCGGCCTCAGCCAGCATCCCAGTCCCCGCCCCTCTTGCTTCTCCGCTCGCTTCTCTCGACCTCGGTCTTGGCTCCACTCAATCCCTGCGCCCGCATTCCCCCTACTTCTCAAAGCCAGTCACCACGAACCTCCCACCCATCACCCAGCAGTCCTCCACCGCCCCAATCAACATGCCCAGCGCGCCCCTGTCATTCGACTCTGTCGGTGTGTTCACCCCGAACCCCAGCTCCACCCCCAACCCCCCTCAGGTTCCCATCACCCCCGAGACTAACGCCTTGCTCTCTGACCCCACCGGCTTCGGACCCATTACCACCTGGGATTTAATCACTCGCACCCCTCTCCACGAAGGCAGCGGCCTTTTCTTCACTCGCGAACGCAACGGCCCCATCTCCAATCTCCCATACCCCACCAACACCGACTGCCTCCTCCGCGCCATTTCTGCCGGCATAGATGTTGAGCCGGCCGACCTTTGGCTCACCCTCCAGCAGAACCTTCCCGATTGCCTCCTCGACGCCTCTCAAATCTCACGCCACGGCCTTTCCACCGACCACCTCACAGTCCTCGCCTCCGCCTACAATTTCGAAGCTGTTATCATCTCGGGCCAGAATCGCCTCATCTACGGTAGCAGTAACCCTCGCGCCTCTTTCACCATCACCCACTCTTCAGGCTCGCCCGGCCACTTCGCTTACTCCCCCGCCTCCAATCCAGTCCGCCTCTCCGGCGCTGCCTCCGATTTAGTCCACGCCTCTCTCCGCTTCACTCATGATTCCACCCATCTTCCGTTCCGCCACGTCCATTCGTATCGCACAAACGTCCGCCGCGCTAAAAACCTCATCTCCAACATGAAAAACGGCTTCGACGGAGTAATGGCCAATGTTGACCCTCTTCACCCAAACAAAGCCAGGGACTCCTTCCTCGCGCTCGACGCCCAGCTTGACATAGCCGTCTCCCGTGCCGTTTCCCTCGTCCATATCGCTGGCTTCGCTGGCTGCGGCAAATCTTACCCCGTTCAGAAATTGCTCAAAACCCACCCCTTTAGCGCCTTCAAGGTCTCAGTCCCCACCACCGAGCTTCGCAGTGAGTGGAAGGAAGCTCTCGAGCTCTCATCCACTACTGCCTGGCGCATATCCACTTGGGAGGCCTCACTTCTCAAATCCGCCCGCGTGCTAGTCATCGATGAAGTTTACAAAATGCCACGCGGTTACCTCGACCTTGCCATCCACGCCGACCCCACCATTCAGTTCGTCATCGTCCTTGGAGATCCTCTCCAAGGAGAATATCACTCCACCAACACCAACTCAAGCAACCATCGCCTCCCTTCCGAAATCAGCCATCTCCGCCCGTATCTCGACTTCTACTGCCTCTGGAGCCGCCGCATCCCTCAACGTGTCGCCAAGTTCTTCGGCGTTCGCTCCCTCTCTTCACAGCCTGGCTTCTCCCGCTTCCACCAAACTCTGCCCCCCAACGCCACTATCATGTGCAACTCCCAGACCTCTGCTCTCACCATCAGCCAGTGCGGCTACAAAGCTGTTACCATAGCCTCCTCTCAGGGCTCCACGTATAAGTACCCCGCCAACATCCACCTTGACCGCAACTCCCGAATGCTGTCCCACTCCATGTCCTTAGTCGCCCTCACGCGCTCCACCATCGGCATCAACTTCTCTGGCGACCACTCCCTCATCCGCACTGACTCCGCCTGCAACAATCTTCTCTTCTCCCGCTTCCACGCTGACCAGCCCATTTCCCTCTCCGATATCTTCCGAAACATGCTGACCGGCGTCGAAATCATCACCGCACCTCTCACTTCTCGCGTCACTCCTCTCCGCGGCGCCCGCTCCGAACTTCCCGCTGACCTTCTCCCCATCTTCTCCCTCCATTCCAATGAAAACCCTGACCCCGTCCTCGCCCCCGTTTTCCGTCCTCTAGCCGAAATAGTCTCCAGATCATCCCATGTTCCTCTGCGCCCGAACCCATCCGTCCCAGGAGTTTTGTCCCTCACCGCTTCCATCCCCAGCTCTCATGTCTCAGATGTCCTCCAAACCGCTCGCATCTTCTCCGGCGACGGCTCTGACGCTTCGCCCCAGATTTCTACCCACTTCCTTCCAGAAACCCGCCGCCCATTTCATTACGACATCCCTTCCGCCCAAGTTTCCTCTCCGGCCTTCAGCTTCGATCTCCGACCCTCCTCCACCGCCCATACTCCCGTCTACCCTGGTGAAGACTTTTACGTCCTAGCCTCGCAGTTCATCCCTGCTCATGACCCTCAAGTTAAAGAAATAATTTGGCGCGATCAATCTAGCAACCAGTTCCCTCTCCTCAACCAGCCTTTCGAAATCTCCGCCCTTCCCTTTTCCGTCGCTTCTGCCATCCACTCCGAAAAATCTGACCCAACCCTCCTGCCAGCATCCATTCCCAAGCGTCTCCGCTTTCGACCTTCTCCCGCCCCCTACTCCATTTCACCGAAAGACGAGATTCTCGGGGCCGTCCTTTTCCAATCCCTGTGCCGAGCCTACCATCGTTCTCCACTCGCGGAGGTCCCTTTCGACGAAGCTCTCTTTATTGAATGCATCAATGCAAACGAGTTCTGCCAGCTATCATCCAAGACCCAATCAGTCATCATGGCGAACGCCAACCGCTCGGATCCAGACTGGCGCTGGTCAGCAGTCCGCATTTTCTCCAAGACCCAACACAAAACAAATGACAACTCCATCTTTGGGAACTGGAAAGCTTGCCAAACCCTCGCCCTCATGCACGACGCCGTCATCCTCCTCTTAGGCCCAGTCAAGAAATACCAACGCATCTTCGACAATCAGGATCGCCCACCCAACATCTACGTCCACGCAGGGCACACACCTTTCGAGCTTTCACAGTGGTGCCAAGACCATCTCACCGACCAACCGCACCTCGCTAACGACTACACCGCCTTCGACCAATCCCAGCATGGCGAGGCCGTGGTCCTTGAGCGCCTCAAAATGCACCGCCTCTCCATCCCTCAAGCTCTCATCGACCTCCACGTCCATTTGAAAACCAACGTTGACACTCAGTTCGGACCCCTCACTTGCATGCGCCTCACCGGAGAGCCTGGAACCTACGATGACAACACTGACTACAACCTTGCCGTCCTTTTCACCCAATACAACATCACCTCCGAAGCCGTTATGGTCAGCGGCGACGACTCACTCATTGACTCCATTCCCCCACTCAATCAAGCCTGGCCCTCCATTCAACCCCTCCTTTCCCTCCGCTTCAAGATTGAAATAGACAAGTACGCCCTCTTCTGTGGCTACTTCGTTGGTCCCTCTGGAGCATGCCGCTCACCCCTCGCCCTCTTCACGAAACTAGCCATGGCCATAGACGACAACACTATCCCAGACAAGCTCGTCAGTTACTTGACTGAATTCTCCGTTGGCCACTCCCTCGGACAGTCCATGTGGAACTTGCTCCCTCTCTCCCACGTTTCTTTCCAATCCGCCTGCTTCGACTTCTTCTGCCGCCACGCCCCTCCCGCCCT